GAACGGCGAAAAAGAAGAACTGAAAACGCGGATTGAGCAGTCTTACAAAGAACTTCATCTGAAACCCCTTATGGTTTGCGGGATTCCAGAAAGAGGAATCCCCGGTTACTGGCAAGCTACCAGTGCCGGGGATTTACGAAAGCCGACATATGTCAGCGGGTGAAATTGGCGGGGAACGGTCATAACAGCCGCCCTTGCCGTTGTAGCGGAAAAAGAGAAGTTTTCCCTTCCGGGACACGGTGAAGCACGCGCCAAACATGCCTATCGGAAAGATGATATTTAAGGGCAAGCCCCGTCACGATCTCACGCTCTGACAGCCCCGCGCGGGCCATTGCGTCCCGATCCCTGATAAGGGCCGCGTCGCGCTCATCGGCGGCGGCCTGCCTGCATGTGGGAATATAAAGATTCGTTCCGGCATATTCCCGGCATAAGGCCTTTGCCGCATCCTCCCCGATCATGTCACACAGCCTCCTGTAACGGGCTTCGCCAACGGGCGTCAGCCGCATGGGCACGGGGATCGTCGTCCCGCCGAGAGCCCTTATAAGGCGCAGGGTCACGGCGGGACCAAGGCGATCGATGATGTCGCGGGCGTTGCGGGGCAGGCGCTCGTCAGACATTACGCCCTCTCCTGCGCCCGCTGGTGCTTGACCAGAGCCGTGATCACGCCGCCGAGCTGTTCGCCGTCAAGCCAAGAAAGCCCCACGCCGTACATACGTTTGGCGATCGCCTCGACGTATGCCCACGGCTTTTTGGTTTCAAGGCGAAGCGCATTGATTTTCTTGAGCAGTTCCGCAAATTCCGGGCGAACCTTCGGGGCCTTTGGGAGGCTCCCTTTCCATCCGCGCTTGCGCAGGGCGGCGATAACCGCAACAAGCTGGCGATCCGTGCAGGATGCAGCCGAGATTTTGCCTGTCAAATTGAACAGCATGGCGCGATAGGTATCTTCATCAAGCCCAAGGTCTTTCTGTGCGATATGTATCTTTGCCATAAGCGACTTGCGCGATTCCATTCAGCACCTCACAAGGTTGTCGACAGGGTGAAGCTCAACGCCGCCGTACACCATGACGGCGACATACCAACGCCCATCGGCGGCCCGGATGGGCGCGCTGGCGACGTAACCCGTCCAGACGGGCGACGCGCCCGGTACGCCGCGCGGCACTTTGACGCGGGTCTTTACAGGAAGATCCGGCACGGTCACGGGCGTGATCTCGCCGCCCGCCGCGAACTCGGCGGCAAGGGCGGCGACTTCATCGGCGCAAAGGAACAGCTTTCGATCCTCCAGATCGTACCAGCGCCGGTCGAGCCGGACCCGGAAGCGCCCGGCGGGGCCGCCGTGATTTTCCGCCGGGGAAAGCTCGATCTTCATGCGGATGGTGCAAAAACGTACACCAATAGAGCCACAGAATTTTTTATCCGAGCGTGTCATTTTCCGCACCGTTCCCGCGCGGCCTTCGGCGTGGGGGCCGTCGGGGCCACGGCATTAAGAGCGTCACAGCACACCTTGAGCATGTTCTCGGCGGCGTCCGGGGCGTCTTTATCAATAAAAAAAGTCGCCACGATACGCTTCTTTGCCGTGTCCTGAATGGCGGGAATGCCAGCGCCGGAGCGGGTGGGGATGAAACGGGGCATATGTATCCTTCCTTTTTTTCTTGCTTGTGCTCGTCAGGCCGGAAATCATCCGGCGACGGCCCGTGTGGGCCGTTTCGCACTGTTTATCTGGCTAAAAGCCTGTCTATCTTTTTTTCTATGATGTTCTGCTCGTCGATGAGCTTCTTCATCTTTTTCTTCCATACACAAAATTCTTCTATGTCTCCCGGTTGTGCGTTTGCGAGTATACACCGCTGCTTGCTGAGTTCCTCGTCGCGTTTCATGAGCATTTTAAACTGGTTATCCCTATATATCTCTTTACATTCAGAAATAACGGAGTTCACATTCAAAAACGGGCTAACGGAGAGAAATGCCTCTATGATGACTTCTTTGGAAAACGTCAGGAGCTTTCTTACAGCTTCACCTTCCGTCGACGCGGGCGAGGAAGTGCGGACTGCGGACATCATTCTTCCTCCTTTTCACCGTCACCCCCGGAGAACGACGTTGCTCCGTAGAAGTAGATCATTCCATCTGACGTTTTCATGTGGATACTTTCAACCTGAACGTCGGGATCGTAATCTTCCTGCAACTCCTCGATAAACTCTGCAACGGTCATGGCGTCTCCTTTTTTTGCTTGTGCTCATCAGGCCGGAAATCATCCGGCGACGGCCCATGTGGGCCGTTTTGCTCAGTTCATCTTTACATGCTTCACACGGTCTTTCACTTCCGCTCGTTTGGCGTTGTTGAACCGATCCACCGTGCCGACAAGGTAGCCGGTAATCCGGCGGATACGCTCGAACTTGACGCCCTCGCCGACAATCAGCTTGCCGTCGCGCCTTGTGACGGGCATATGGTCAATCAATTCCATTTTTCATCCTTACTTGTAACAGTAACTTCAAGCGACACGGACAGGCCCTTTGTTTCGTGGTAGTCCTTCAACATAGCAGGCATATCTCTTTCCATGCCGTCAACAAAGCCACTCAGGAAAGCGCTAACTACCGGAATCGTAGACGCTGTGACCTTGACCGTATCAGTAAGCATCTGGTGCATAAGCGACAGGCCATCAGCAAACCCCACGAGCATCCCGCTCTCGAAGTCGGGACTTAGCAATTCATTCTCACCCTTAGACATGTTTTTCATCCCCTTCTCCCTACTTAAACGCCCGCGCTTCGATGATAGCCCATGACACTTCTTCCATTCCGCTGCTAACTGCGGAAAGTATACGCAGCACATCCGGGCGTTCATCATGCGCATACGTCATTGCCAGATTGAGCGCTTCCGATGCCTCGGCCATATGTCGCTCGGCGGCCGCCATAGCATCATCAAAGGTTTTGGGTTGCGCCTCCCACCGATCGATGCGGGCGATCATCTCTTTGACGATAAATACCGGTAGATGGATATCGGGATGCACCGTATCGCACATCTCACGAACAATACTCAGCGCGCTGTCGGAAATCGGCCTGTCGCTCATCACCTTTCTTCCTTGTTTTATCGGTTATGGACGTTCTGTCCTTTCGGCTCGCATCATCAGGCCCGGTAGCCAACCCGGACGACCGCCCCGCATGGGGGGCGGTTTCGCGTCATTCTTCGCCAACTTCGGTCAATGTAAGCTCCACCTTGAACCTATCGTCGCCTATCCTGCATTTAAACCCCAGAGCTTCGATATCGGCTCCTTCCATAACCCGTATGGCCTGCGCTATGGTCGCTTCCCAAGGTCTTTCAACAACCTTCTCAATCAACAGCTCTTCATCAAAAGACATACCCATTCCTTCACCCCTGATCCGCGCTTTCAGAGTCAAGCAATTCAAACGTAACTTTCAACTTGAACACGCCGGGAACGCTGTGCGTAGCCGTCAAACAAGCAGTTTCCGCATTAAGCATGAGCGAAAGATAATCGGCGAGCGTCGCGTCAAGCCGCTTGTTTTTGACTGTTTGCTTGCATTCTTGGACTTCGCCTTCATTCATATTGATCCCCCTTAAACAGTTTATTGATTTCTTTCTGTCATCTCAGCCCGTGCAGCCTCGGCCTCCCGGATTCTCACGCTGGCCCGCCGATATCTGTACTTCTCAACCTCTCCGAGAAGGGAAAAAGCAAGTCGTCCGCCGAGATAAACAACACCTGCAAAGGCCAACAGAGAACAAACGATCGTGAAGAGGAGCGCGCAAAGAAGCATCAGTTGCGCCATGTTTTCAGGAGACAACCAGCCGTTCATAGTCCCTCCTTGATCCGCCGGACCGCATCCGGCGGAAAGCCCGCGTCCATCAACAACTTGAACGCCTTTTCCCTGATCTGACTTTTCAGAAACCGCCTGTGCTCGTCGGACGCCTCCCGCCACACATCGGAGCCGATCAATTCCTCCATATCCTCAACGCGGTAGCGGGTATTCCGCGTCAGCCGATCGGCGTACAGCCCGGAAAGCCGCTCAACATCCTTCTTCGATACCGTCGCCATAACCCACCTCACACGTTCGCAAAGTCGAGGCTGATCGGCTGGTACGCGCCGGAGGGATCACGCTCATACGCCCGGACGTACACGCGGCTGTCGAGGACTTGCAGGCTTTCGGTAATGGCCTTCATAGCCTCCTGCCACTCGGGATCGTCGATCTCGATCCGGCGCAGGCCGAGCACAGCGCCGGTGTTGATGCGGCCTTTTTTGTCGACTCTGAAAGCCTGTTCGACCACGGCGCGCAGCTCGGGCCGGGAATCCTTGCACCAGCGGCGCAGACACCCGTCAATCAACTCTTTTGCGGCCTGCAAACCCTCGTCGAACGTGAGCAGCTGACCATAATCGCGGCACAGCTTGTACTTGCCGTCAAAAGAAAGGAGCTGCACGTTGCCCTTGACGCCGCCGAGCCGGACGCCGTACCGCTCGCCGGAAAGCTGTACAAAGGCGTCCACATCCGAAAGGAGGCTTGCCTTGACGGCCCGCATTTCCGCTTGCAACGCCTTGATCTTCTCCATCTTTTCATTGACCAGCGCGTCACGCTCAATGTCGATCGGGCGGATATTGGCGCGCGGCACGAGGCACCCCTGTGCGTTCTGCATGTAGCCTTCGGGAATCTGGTCTTCGTTAAGCATTGTTTTTCTCCTTAAATGTTAGGGAGTTCTTCCCAGTTAATTTTTGTGTATCTTTTGGTGTACTGCTCCGAGAGCCACAGACGGAAAGCGGCTTCTTCCGCTGATTTCAGCACCTTGACTTCGTTGCGCATATTGCTGACGATAAGTTCCACTTTTATACCGCACCCCTGATCTTCGCGCATGGCCGCGACAAGACCGTCCAACAGGCGCTCGAAACGTTCGGAAATCATAGCGTTATCCTTTTCGGTTAGGGTTAAATCTGCATTTCTGGCACGCCCGCCAGCGGCGCAGGGCCGCCGGGCTCGACGTGGGGACTTTTCCGGCATAACGGGCGCAATCGTGATAGCTCACCATTTCGCCGTTGTACGGGCAGGGATTCCGGGCGTAGCGTTTCATGACGCGATCGGCCATGCGCCACGTGTCGCCCGGATACTTTTCATGGATCAGCGTACTGACGGAACCGTGGCTGACGCCAAGTTCGCGGGCCGTCGCGCTGACGCCGATCTCGGCGACGCGGGCGCGGAGCAGGGCAAGCCAATCCTCAGACATGATGCACCTCCCCGGTGTTGGGATCGGTGAGCGTCTTCGCCGGGGTATTCAGGGCCGGGGCAAGCCGCCCGGTATTACGGACAAGCCGGAAAAGCTGCGGATTGCGCGGCGTCCGTTCGACGTATCCGGCCTTCAAAAGCGCCCGGACGTAGCGTTTCAGACCTCGCTCCGCGTCCTTCTCCGTCCCGTCGGCAAGGGTCATGAGTAAGTCGTCGACGCTCCATGAAGCTGTCTTCATGCGGATCAGATTCCAAGCGCGGGTCCGCAGGGAAAAACGGGAACGGGCAACGAAATCGCCTTTTTGCGGGCCGTTTGAACAGTTTTTCATGGATGCGAGAAACGCCTTGCCTTTGTCCGTAATCTGGCAGCATCCTTCCATATCAAGGATAAAGCCGCGAGAAACGAGCGTTGCGCACGACTTACGGATGACTTCGGAAGGGACGCCAAGGCATGACGCCATTTCGCGTCTCAGTACGGTCTTGCCGTCCGCAAGCAATTCCAGCATGGCCTGTCCGATCGTCGCGTCCATTTACGCTACCTTCCTCTTGCCGCCCGACTGCCTCACGGTAACGGGCGTCCGGTTTTGCCAGTCATGGGAAAGCGGAATCCCGGCGAGATCATCAACGCCAACGCAGGCAAGCCGGTTGGTCTTCGCCACCCGCTCAACAACGGGAACCATGTTCAGCACTTCACGCATACAGCCGCGCGAGAGGCGATGGATTTCCGCCATAAGCTCAGGTGACATTTCAACTTCGGCGAGCTGCTTACATGCGGACTGCACGTCTTCAAGCGTAGCGGGCAAAAATTCGACAACCCGCGCGATGCGGCTGGAAATCTGCCCGTACCGCTTGATGTCGTTCTGAATGTTTCCCATGCCGATCAGAATCACCGTATTTTCGGCTCGGTCGGAAATGTCCCGGATTTTTTCAAGGGACGCCGCCTGATTCGCCAGTGTAAACTCGGCCTCGTCAATAACGATCGGCCACTGGTTCGCCGCGATAGGCTTCAAGAGACGCGCAAAAAGCTTTTGCGAGTTGCCCCGCCCGTCAATCTCAAGCGCTGCGGCAAGCTCGGAAAGCGCATACCGGGGCGTCCAATCCTTGTTTGCCCGCAAAAAGATCGCGCCGGTTTCGGCGGCCCAACTGCTTACGATGTGGCTTTTGCCAAGACCGGGCACACCGTAGACCAGCATCATCCCGGCTTCGGCGGCACCTCGCTGTTCAACGGCCTTCACGGCGCTGACGAACTTGCGGTAATTCTCTGTCTTTACGAACATTTTGCGCATATCTTCTTCTCCCATGCCAGCCCCTTGCTGGCAAAAATAGGTTCATAATCCGCGTACTCTTCGGTTTGGACGTACCATTCCATCCATTCCGTAATTTCCGGCGTCCACAATTCTGGATGAAGCATGTAGTGCTCATATTTCTCGTAAGGGAACTCAAAACGCGGCTCCGCGGTACGCGGGGCAACGGATTCGGTAAGGCTGTTCGCTGCTTCGTCCGGCCAATCCGCCCCGGCTTCCGGCAACGGCTGGACGTCGACCACCGGCCCAATCGGGCGGCGGATGGAATTGACGACGGTTGCCGTGGCGGGGGCAGTATTGGAACCGTCCGGGCAGACGATGGTTGCACCGGGGACCAGCTTTTGCGCGCGCTTTTCGATCCTCCCGATGGCGTCGCGCATCTTTTGGGCTTCCCGCTGCTCTTGTTCGGAAAGCACCATGTATTCAATGGTGTTACCGTCAAGAAACGCCTCACAGATCATTTCCATGTCCAACGTCCACACCGTTACCCGTTTGGGATCGCGCATGTCATAACGGACGTTGACCTTTTCACCGTGGAACAGATCAAGCTCCTTGGCGTAATATTCGCGCCCGGCGAGCTTGAACCGGCAGTTTTTGACCGGGCATTCCTTGGTGGGCATGAACAGTTCGTCCCGAACCGTTGAAGGCACCGCCAAAATTTCATAATCGGGATTTTCGGCGAGTTTCATTTCCCAATATTCATTGGGCGAGTAGTTTCGCCGCTTGCCGTTGGCATCCGTAAACTTCGGGAGAGACGTGTGCGGCGTGGCGTTGTACTCCTCAATGCGGTACTGGAGCGCCGCGAGAAGCTGATCAAGCGTAGGCAACTTATCTGATTTTGTGGTCTTTTCGATTTCCTTGCGGGTAAGCAGATAGAACTTTCGAGCCGCGTCCGAGTCCATGTCCCGATGCGTGCAAGAATCAAAACGCTTGGAGAGAGGGGTGCAGATGGTTTTGACCGCTATTTCCATAAGTCCCTTGCCCTGAGGAACGGACGGGATCGAATGCTTGGCGACAATGCCGAGCTGCGTCAAAATGCCCGTGCCTTCTTTGGTGAGCATGGCGTTTTTGTAGCCCGGCCCGTTGTCGGTATAGAAAAACTGCGGAATGCCGTAGCTCACGCAAGCCGCCCGGAGTGCGTCCAGCACGGTGAGGCCGTTTTCTGACGTATCCACGGAAGAGCCGACGCATTTGCGTGTGGCAATATCCAGAATGAGCGTGATTTCCGGTTTGAACGCCCGTTTCTGGTAGGGGTGATAGAACATGGCGTCGAGCGTAGTACCGTCGCCCGTGAAGCCCTCCACCGGGAGCATATTTTCCGTCGAACGGCGCTTGTACGCGCAGAACTTCCGAAAGGCGTTGCCTGTGGCGCGCCCGTGCATCCGTTCCTTTTCCGGTATCTTGTCCAGCCAGCGCCGCACGGCATGAACGGACGGGACGTTTTCCGGGTGTTCGGCTAACTCTTTCAGGATGCCGCTATTGTGAGGCTTTCTAGCTATTTCTTTGCCGGGAAGAGCCGAAAGCAGTACAGTACCTTCGGGCATACCTGCACCAACCCATTTGATCAGTGTCACAAATTCATTGTATGACTGTTGTACTGAGGGCTTTTGAGGCTTTTGCCAGAGTTGCAGAAAGACATGGAGCCATGCGGGAGGCGTCATATCCTTTTGCGGATTGATGGGAACCAAACCAAGGATGCCCTTTGTTTCATATGTCGAACACCAACCATAAAGTCTGGTAATGGAAATCCCGCGTGAAGAGCCGCGCCGGGCGTTGGCAACATAGGCTGCATCCATGAGGTTTTGCGGCAATGTGCCGTTTTTGTATCCTTCAACCAGAGTGATGATTGCCGTCCGGCGCGTATGTCCTGCCATTTCAAAATTGTATACGGCGTTAATAAACACCTTGCGTGACAACACGACATCCCGTTCACGGGAAGAAAGATGCGCGAGGGAAACGACGGGGTCTTGATGGACGGCGGGCGTGGCGGGTTCAAGGACGACCGGGAGGCTTTCCCGTTCCTCGGCGGAAACGGCCAGCGCGATCGCTTCGCGTACGTCGGCGGGAAGCTTGACGGTGGGATACTCGAAGCCGCCGCCTTGACCAGAACGAGGGCGGGAAGGCCAGTTTTCTTGCTTGGCGCGCAACAATACGCTTCTCACCGTTGCATATCCCAAAAAGGTTGCAACCTCGCGTGTTGTGTATGCTTCCTTGATCTCGCTCATATCCTCACCTCATAAATTCACCCCGGATTATGCCGCTCCGGGGGAGCGTCCCGCGTGGAGGCTTCGCGGTATTCGCCGTTGTGCAGGTTTCGCCGCCCGCCGCATGGCGTAGCGGGCGGCCTACACGGGCGCGGTAGTGACCGTGGCGCTCTAGGCGCTCTAGGCCCCGGTTTGTAAGATTCCGCCCTTACTTTCTGTTCCTCTTCGGCAAATACCGAAGATGCTTTCTTCCGGGATTGGCTTTTAAAAGGGCTGTGATTCCCCTGACGCATTGATTGCAGATATACCTTGTGCAGTCTTTGTTCTTGATAAGAGCTTTGCAGCTCCCTTCCTCTTCATTGACACCGCAGAAGCTACAGGCAGGCTCGCTGTACCTCACTGTTCCCGTGTTCATGCCGCCGTCTCCTCTTCCGCCCACCTTTCGGGATACCGGGGGTCAAACAGGTACTTTTCAGGCACGCCAGCATCCCGGAGCGCGTCCAGTATGCGGGCGCTGTGGTTCTTGCCGAGGATGGTTGCGGAGACGGCGGACCGGGTAACCTTGAGTTCATAGGCTATTACAGTTTCCGTCCGCCCGTTGCGCCGCAACGCCTCATGGATGCGCATGGAATAAAAACAACGCCGTTCTCCTATCCTCGCTCTAACGAGAGTGTCATTGGTTGCAAATTTCATAGTTCCCCCGGCTATAATGCGGCCTAGCCGTAGTTTTTGGTGAAGCCAACAGCTAAAAGTTGATCTTGAGTCGGTTGCCGGGTAAGTTGAGTTATCAACTGCATTTCTCAACCGCCCGTAGAACCTTTTTGCACTAATTTTTACAGATTAGCAAGTAAAAAATGGGTAAAACTTATTTTAGCTGTAAAAAATAATTATTAAAATAGAAACAGCTAGTTATGATGTTTCCCATACGTAAAACTTAGGGTAAAGGTTCGGGCAAGGAAGTTTTACCCATGACGACACTAGGAGAAAGAATCAAGTTACTGCGCGGAGAACTCACTCAAAAACAGTTTTCTGAACAGCTTGGCATTCCTGCAACCACCTTAGGAAATTACGAAAACAACAAGAGTGAACTAAATTTTGCGACTATTGATCGATTTAAAACTATTTTTAAGGTGAACACTGATTGGCTGCTCTTTGGGCGTGGCCCTATGAAAGAAGATAGTATTAACAATGAATTACGTAAAAAGACTATAGAAATCATAGGTCGACGCGATGATATAATCATGATCCCTATGGTGGAGGCGGTACTATCTGCGGGTGGAGGGAGTTTTGAAACTAGCGCAATAACTGGACGCGATTACGCCTTTCGGAGGGATTTTATCGAGCGCAAAGGAAATCCTAACGATATGATATTGATGCGAGTTTCAGGCGACAGCATGGAGCCGGACGTTCTAAACGGTGATGTCGTGTTGATCGACCAAGGGAAGACCCGCATTGTTCCAGGCCAGATGTTTGCCGTGGGTTTTGAAGAAGCTATCTATTTAAAACGTATTGATATTGCTCCCGGAAAAGCTATTTTAAAAAGTGCTAACCCTGCATACCCTCCAATGGAGCTAGATATCCGTGGACAAATGAGTGACCTTTTTCGCGTCATAGGCCGCGTTCTGTGGGTAGGTCGGGAATACAAGTAGGAAACGAAAAATCGCGGCCTGTTTTGACTGCGAAAAATACATGCGTTTTGGTGTATGTTTTGACACCAAACAACAAACGGGCGGCTCCAATGAGGAACCGCCCGTTTTTGATCATCCTGTGA